TATTTAGCACAAAAAAGAGCACCAGACAGAATACAATTATTAAAACAATTATATGAGGATGAATTAATTAGAGCATTAAATGAAGACGGCTCTAGAACTTCAGTTTATATATCACCTCAATCATACTTTCCTGGAGGCGCATAATGAGTTTTGCTTCGGGAAAAAGATCAAAAGCTATTTCTGATAGATCTGGAATGGCTTTTCCATACAAAGAAATGGTAAAAGAGTGGAACGGTTCTTTAGTTCACATAACAGAATTTGAATCAAAACACCCACAGTTAGATCCTCCATATCATAAAGCAGATGCTGTAGCTTTACAAAATCCTAGAGTAATGAAGTTTCAACAACCTACTCAAGAATTTTTAAACGATCAAACAGTTTCAGATTCTGGTGGTATTCATGTGGGTGTAGCAAATCTTTCTTTACCTGGAGATTTTGCTTTTAAAACACAAGAATTTAATGTTACTTCAAATGGAATTACAACCACTATACATAGTATGGTTCCCGAAGATCCATCATTACAAAATAGAAGAAGAGAACTTATTTCATCTATAGGTTCTGTGGAGGTTAGTATTTCATAATGGCTATTACACACTCAGCTTTTCTTACACAAATTAGAAATTATACAGAAGTTGATGCTAATGTTTTAACAGATGCTATAATACAGGATTTTATTCGATCTGTTGAATTAGGTGTTGCAGGTAAGGTTGATTATGACGATTTAAGAAAATATGCTACATCAAATTTTACATCATCGAATAGATACATAACTCTACCTTCGGATGCTATGATTGTAAGATCAATTCAAGTAATAGATGGTAGTGGTAACAGAACTTTTTTAGAAAAAAGAGATACTAGTTTTATATCAGAATATAATAATGATGGTTCAACTGGTACACCAAAGTATTGGGCTAATTGGGATGATTTTACTGCTTTAGTAGCTCCAACTCCTAGCTCAGCATTACAGGTACAGATTAATTATATAATTGATCCCCCAAAATTCACTTCAACTAATAATACTTTTCTATCAACATACCAAGAATCAATGTTACTGCATGGAGTTTTAGCAGAAGCTTATAGATTCTTAAAAGGTCCCATGGATATGTACAACCTGTATGAAACAGAGTATAATGAAGAGATACAAAATTTTGCTCTACAACAAATGGGCAGAAGAAGAAGATCGGAGTATGATGATGGAGTACCTAGAGTACAAGTTCCTTCTCCTACTCCTAATACATAAGTTTATTAAGGAGAACTATTATGGCAATAACAACAAACGCAATCTGTGATTCTTTTAAAAAAGAATTACTTCAAGGTAAACACGATTTTGATACATCATCTGATACATATAAATTAGCAATGTATACAAGTAGTGCAACTTTAGGAAAATCTACAGCAAACTATTCAACAAATCCAGGAGGTGGATCTAACACCGAAGTAACTTCATCAAACTATACTGCAGGTGGTGGAACTCTTGTAAATCAAGGAGTTAAAGTTTCATCTTCAGTAGCAATAACTGATTTTGCTGATCTAAGTTTTCAAAACGTAACTCTTACTGCAAGAGGTGCATTAATTTATAATACGAAAACTGACGGTGGTTCAAACACTACTGATGCAGTATGTGTATTAGATTTTGGTGGAGACAAGACTGCAACATCTGGAACATTTACAATCCAGTTTCCTGCATTCACAACATCTGCTGCGATTTTAAGACTAGCTTAATTTTATAAGGAGTAGATATGGCTTTGGTAGTAAACGATAGAGTAAAAGAAACATCAACGACAACTGGTACAGGAACCTTTGATCTTGCAGGAGCAGTTTCTGGTTTTGAAACATTTGTTGCTGGAATTGGTAACTCTAACACTACCTATTATGCTATAGTAAACCAAAACGGTGAATTTGAAGTTGGATTAGGAACCGTAACCGATGCAGGTACAGATACTTTAGCTAGAACTACGATTATATCTTCTTCTAATTCTGATAGTGCAGTAAACTTTTCTGCAGGAACTAAAGAAGTTTTTTGTACTCTTCCTGCATCTAAATCAGTTATACTAGATGCTAGTGGAAACATTGTTGCAAACAATGGATCTAACTTAACAGCATTAAATGCAACTGCTTTAACAAGTGGATCAGTAGCTTCCGCAAGATTAGCTGATGACTCAGTGACATTAGCAAAAATGGCTCCAGGAACTGATGGAAATATAATTTCATATGATGCTTCAGGAGATCCCGTAGCAGTAGCAACTGGTAGTTCGGGACAAGTTTTAACAAGTGCGGGAGCGGGTGCAGTACCTTCTTTTCAAACGCCTACAGTTGGAGATATAACTTCCGTTGTAGCAGGTACTAATTTATCAGGTGGTGGAACATCAGGAGATGTTACACTAAATTTAGCTGACGCTTCTACATCTGCTAAAGGAGCTGCATCATTTAGTTCAGATAACTTTGCTGCTAGTTCTGGCGCAATAACAATTAAAGATTTAGGTGTAGCAACAGCAGAAATTCAAAACGATGCAGTGACTCAAGCTAAGATAGCAGATGATGCAGTAGGTGCAGACCAACTTGCAGCAAACGCTGTAGTGACTGCTTCAATTGTAGACGATAATGTAACTCAAGCTAAGATAGCAGATGATGCAGTAGGTGCAGATCAGCTTGCAGCAAATGCTGTAGTAACTGCTTCTATTGTAGATGCAAATGTTACGACAGCTAAAATAGCTGATTCTAATGTGACGCTTGCCAAAATGGCAGCGAACAGTGTAGACAGCAATCAATACGTTGACGGTTCAATAGACACAGCACACATTGCAAACGATCAGATTACGAATGCCTTAATGGCAGACGATGCTATAGACACAGCCCAGATCGCTGACAATGCTGTTGGATTAGCCGAAATGGCATCAGGTACAGATGGTAATATTATTTCTTATGACGCTTCAGGAAATCCAGTTGCAATAGCAACAGGAAGTGCTGGACAAGTTTTAACTTCTGCAGGTGCAGGAGCACAACCATCTTTTCAAACACCTACAGTTGGAGATATAACTTCTGTTGTTGCTGGTTCAGGTTTAACAGGTGGTGGTACATCAGGTGATGTAACTTTAAATGTTGGAGCAGGTACAGGTATTGATGTAGCTGCAGATGCAATTTCTGTAGACGTGTCTGACTTTATGACAAACGGGTCAAATAACAGAGTCGTTACAGCAACTGGAACTGACGCACAAAATGCTGAAGCTAATATGACTTTTGACGGATCTACACTAACAGTAACTGGAGATATTGTTCCAGGAGCTAACGATAGTCATGATCTTGGAGCATCTGGAAATGTTTGGCAACATGTATATACTGGTGACTTACATTTAAGTAATGAAGCGAAAGCTGAAGGTAATGCTGTTGATGGTACAAAAGGTAATTGGACCATTCAAGAGGGTGCAGAACATTTATTTATTTTAAATAATAAGTCTGGAAAAAAATACAGATTTGAATTGAAAGAAGTGTAATGATTTTTAAATTTAACGATAAAAATTATGATAGTGAAAAGTTGTCTGATCAAGGTAAAATTTATTTACAGAAAATACAAAATGTTGTTTCAAAAAAAAATGAATTAAGTATTGAATATACAGATTTAGAAATCATACAAAAACACTACTCCGATCTGCTTAGTAAAGAATTACCAAAAGAAGAAAAGGTAGAAGAAAAAAAAGAGGCCTAAACAATGGCTTTTGGAATAACCGCATATTCTGAAGCGGCATTCAGTTCAGAAGCTAACTCGGTAATAGCTTACGCTACAAGTTTATCTCTTACTAGCTCAATAGGTGAAGAATCAAATACTGGTTCTGCTAATGTTACTGTATCAGGAATTGAATTATCTTCTAATATTGGAACATCAGTTGCAGGTACATCAGCTTTAGTTGGTGCTACAGGATCACAGTTAACTTCTTCAATAGGTTCAGATTCTATTATTGACATAGGTGTTCCAGTAACTGGTTCAGAGTTATCAGTAAGTAATAAAACATTTACACAAGATACTTTAACAGCTTTTGGTCAAGCACCTTTTGCAACTCAAAGTCCAAGCACCATTGAAATTCCTACAGTCACTATTGAAGGCACAACAGGAGCAGGGACTTTACCAAGTTTCTTATTACAATCAACATTAGGTACTTTCTCTGTAGCTGCAGATGGTAATGCTTCAATAGTAGTTACTGAGCATACAATGAACACATCGATAGGAAGCGTGAGTGTAACAGGTATCGCAAACGTTTCAGTAACTGGCTCTGAAATAACCATGACATTAGGAGAGGAGTCCGCCTTTACAGATCACACTGTTGCAGTAACAGGTATGTCATTAACTTCATCAATAGGAGAAGAGGTACCAACTGCAGATGCTAATGTTACATTGAGTGGTATGTCTTTGACAAGTTCTATTGGCACGGCATCACAATCTTCAATATACAATGTAACGGGAAGTCAAATGTCTTCTTCAATCGGTTCTGTTACAGTTACCGCTAGTGCAAATGTATCACCACTAGGAAATCAAGCACAATCAAGTGTAGGTACGGTTAATGTAACAGCTTGGGCTGAAATAGACCCTGGTGTAGCTAATGTTTGGACTGAAGTTGATTTAGCAGCTTAAAAAATGTATAATTATAAAAATAGGAATTTTAGATGGCATCAAGTTACACAGATTTAGGAGTTGAACTTATCACAACTGGTGAGAAAGCTGGATTGTGGGGAACAATTACAAATACTAATTTAGAAATAGTAGAACAAGAAGTTGGAGGATATGTAGCTAAATCAATTGCGGGTGGAGCTCAAACTACAGCTTTAGCAATTACTGATGGGTCAACATCTTCTTCAGATGCAAGAAATGCTATTATAGAATTGACTGGATCTATATCAGGTAATCAAATAGTAACCGTCCCAGATAGCATTAAAAAAAATTATGTAATATTTAATAATACAAGTGGTGCACACACAGTTCAATTCAAAACTGTTTCTGGAACGGGACCAACTTTTGCAACAACTGATAAAGGTATTAAAATAGTCTATTCTAATGGAACAAATATTATTGATGTAAATGCAAATTTAGGAACTGTTGCAACAAAAGGAATTACTTCTTCTGGTGACATTGTACCAGGTGCTGATGATACATATGATCTAGGAGCTGTGGGAAATGTCTGGAGAAACATTTATACAGGGGATTTACATCTTAATAATGAGCATAAAAATGAAGGTAATATTGTTGATGGCTCAAAAGGTAGCTGGACTTTACAGGAAGGTGCTAACGATATATACTTGATTAATAATAAATCTAATGAAAAATTTAGAATTAAGCTAGAAAAAATTTAAAGGAGACGTAATGGGTATTATTTCAAATGGAACTACAATAATAGATAATGGTGCGATTGGTGCGGATAAAGTTGACACTACTCAAATTGCAGATGATGCGGTTGAGGCAGCGGAACTTGCAAATACTGCTGTATCAGCAGGTTCGTATACTCTTACAAATTTAACAGTAGATGCACAAGGAAGAATTACTGCTGCATCAAACGGATCAGCTGGTGGTGGAGGATTTGTCCCACAACTTATTAAGTTAGGACCTGCTTCAGGAACTTACAGTCCACCTGCTAGTGTAACAAAGTATTATGCTTATGCTGCTTCTGGAGGCGGAGGCGGAGGCAACGGAGCTCCCGCAAGAAGTGGAGGAGGGGGCGGTTCCGGATCCTACGGTTTTTATAAAGGAAGTGTTACAGGAGGAACTCCAGTATCTTACGCAGTTGGAACAGGGGCAGGCCCTGGGTCTACTGGAGGAGCTACTAATGTAACAAATTTATTTACAGTTAATGGAGGATCACCAGGAAACAACGCTAACAATAATCAAAATGGTGGCGGTGGATCTAGTGGAAGTTCTCCAGGTGCATCAGGAAATTTAAACTTTGATTTCTTATACGGAAATGATTTAAATTTAGCTGGTCCTGGTCCAGGTGGAAACCCAAGTAACCAAGGCCCTACCGGAGGAGGAACAGGCGGTAGAGGTGCGTTAACTTTTTTTGATAACGAGACGTAAGGATAATTTATGGCATATTTAATTTTTGAAAATAACAATTTAATTAGAATTGCAGCTAATGAGAATGATAAAAATTCTTTAAATACTTCAGAAGCAGTAACTGTTGTTGAAGTGAGTGAAAGCGATTTTTTACAAATCAAATCTGGTAGAAAAGGTGCTTCTTATGATGGAACAAATGTTACCTATATAGATTTTTATGAGGATCCAAATGAAAAATTTGATCCACTTGAACAAGGCACCTTAGAGTTTTTTCATAAAAATATAATAGAACAAATAAATAATTTTCTAGAAATGAATCCTGATAATTCAATGAGAGACTCTATTACAGCTTATAAAACATTTTTAGAAGGATTTGATTGTTCAACAATTACATACCCAATGACAAAATCTTGGGAACAACACTGTCAAGATAATTCAATAACATATTTCCATCCTTTACAAATACCATAGTATTTAATATAAGGTTGAATGTTTGAACGAGAGATATTATTTTCTGCATCTGAAACTTATTTAAAAAACTTTAAAACAAAACCACAACCTATAAAATTGAACATACCAAAATGGTATAAAGATTTGCAGCATCACGCTAGGTTAAAAACTATTAAAGGTTGTATGCCTTTTTTAGACACATTGACTTCTGGTTATCTTTTAAGAATGCCAATTGATTATCATTTGTTTTTTAATGAAGAAACGGAAGTAAATGGACAACTTGGAAAATATACAGATTATATCACATCTGAAATAGATGGATCTTTAGCAAATACTATGAACATAGGTAAAGCTCATGTTCATGGTGTAGAGCAAGTATCAGAAAAATGTCCTTTTTCTCACAAAAATAAAGGGTATTCGTTTTTAAAAATATTGAATCCTTGGAAAATAAAAACACCTAAAGGATATTCTTGTTTATTCCTACCACCTTTAAATAATTCTGATGATAGGTTTTCAATCATACCAGGTATAGTAGATACTGATACTTTTCCTACTGAAGTTAATTTTCCAATAATTTTAAATGGTGACAAATATGAAAAGATGGATACTGTTATTAAAGAAGGAACACCTTATGTACAAGTTATACCTTTTAAAAGAGAGTCTTGGAAAATGAAAATAATATCTGAGAAAGATAATGAACTTATAAAAAGTAGACCCTCTGGAGTTAGAGGAGTTTGGCATTCTTACAAGGATGCTTTTTGGAAAAAAAAATCATGGAAATAAAAAACACAAAACTTAATGATTATATAAAAATATTTGATTCTATAGTTAAGGAAGAAACTTTAGAAAATTTTATAGAAATTTGTAATAACCATAATTTTGAAGCTGGTAAAATTGTAGGTAAAAATGGTAAAAATATAGTAGAACAAAACACAAGGAAAACTGATGTATGGGCTTTATCTAATTTAAATAGTAGTCTAACTACAGTACATTGGTATAATTTTTTTCAAAAAGTGTTTGGTTTAAAATATTTAGAATATATGAATTTTTTTTCAAATAATAGAGTCGGAATATCAGTTCCAAATATATTTGATATACAAGTATTAAAATATAAAAAAAATTTTTATTACAAATTTCACGTTGATCAATCTGCTCAAAACAATAGACAATGGAGTGGTATTTTTTTTGTAAACGATAATTACAAAGGAGGAGATTTAATTTTTTCAACTCCTTGTGGAACAAGTGAAATTAAAATAGAAAAGAAAAAAAATAGATTAGTAATATGGCCAAGTAACTTTATGTATCCACATACAGTTTTACCAGTTACAGAAGGTATTAGGTATTCAATAGTATCATGGGCACAATAAGAAAAGATTTTAAATATAAATTAGTTAAAAATTTTTTAACTAAAGAAGAGATTCAATTATTAAGTATTTATTGTGAAATTAGACATAGAAGTAATTTTAAAGATTTTGATGAAGTAGAAAATAATGTAGGTGATTCAGTTTTTTACGGAGACCCAATAACAGACTCTTTAATGTTAAAGTATAAAAATAAACTTGAAAAAATAGTAAACAAAAAACTATTACCAACATATTCTTTTTGGAGAATGTATACTAACAATGCAGATCTAAAAAAACATGTTGATAGAGAATCTTGTGAAATAAGTGTTACAGTTAATATTTCAAACGATGGCACAAAGTGGCCTATATTTATGAATAATAAAGCTTTTAATTTATCTCCAGGTGATGCAGCTATTTATTTAGGGTGTGAAGTAGAACATTGGAGAGAGAAATTTAAAGGAGATTATAATGCACAAGTCTTCTTACATTATGTTGATGCATTTGGAAAAAATAAAAACTTATTTATGGATAAAAGAAATTTTTGGGGGGTAGACAATAATGAAATTTAAACAATATAAAAATGGGTCTTGCGATATAATATTTGAAGATAGTGAAGTTGAAATTATTAATAATAATAAAAAAATGCATTTGTCTGATGAAACTTTAAGACATTTTGGAAATACTCTTGTAAAAATTGTAGCTGATTGGAATATTGTATTAAGAGAAGATCTACAAAAAAAACAAACTGAACCAGATCAAATTATTAGAGGGGAAAAACCAAAAGATGATAGTTGAAAACAATTTTATTTACAATAAAGATTTTGTAAAAATTTTTTACAATATTACTCAAGAACAATTCCCTTGGTATATGTATAAACATTTAGATAGTTTTAAATTAACACATCATCTTGTAAAGAACGTTAATAATGAAAGAATAAGTAGTTCACATGTTCCTAATATTTTAGCACCCATACTTAAAAAGATAGGAGCCTCTAAAATAAATTGGGCTAAACTTGAATGTTGTTTAAAAACAAAAGAGATTGTAGAATACAATTCCTTCGAACCTACAGATGAATCAAATCAAAATTTTATAGGTATATTATTTATGAATACTAATAATAGTTATATACAAATGGTAGGAGGAACCAAAATACAAGCTAAAGAAAACAAATTTGTATGTTTTAAAAAAACTACACCTTACTTTGAAACTTCTCACACAGATGTGGACAAAAAAATTGTCTTAACATTAGAGTATTCTATATAATTATAAGATTTAGTATTATAGAAAACATAGATCAAAAATGATATAATATCGAATGCCTTTAACAAATGTACAAATACAACAAGGATTTAATAAACAAGTAACTCAAACAGGTGCAGAGGGTCAATGGACTGACGGTGACTTTGTTAGGTTTAGGTACGGCCTACCTGAAAAGATTGGTGGTTGGTCACAAATAACTTCTAATACTTTACTAGGTAAGGTAACAACTCAATTAGTATATGCAGATTTAGATGGTAATATCTATGCCGCACTAGGTACAAACAGAACTTTAATAATATTTTATGAAGATGTGTTCTATGATATAACACCTCTGGATGCCGCTATTACCGGTGCTACTTTTACAACAGTAAACACTAGTCCAACAGTGACTGTTAATAAAGCTGCTCACGGATTATCAGTAGGTGATTTATTTACATTTACCTCAGTAACAGTTCCTGTAGGAGCTGGTTATTCAATTTCAGATTTTACTACAAATACTTTTCAAGTAATTACTGCTCCTACTGTAGATACTTTTACAATTACTATGGCATCTAATGCAGGTACTTCAGTTGCTGCAAGTGGAGCTGCAACAATCAACCCATATATAAAACCAGGTCCCCTTACACAAAGCTATGGTTATGGATGGGGTGCTAGTACTTGGGGTGGAGCTTCAGGTGTGCTTGGTACACTCAACGGAAGTTTAGCAGACGATACGGCAGGAACAGGAGGTACAGGTACAAGTATAACTCTTACATCGACTGCTGGTTTTCCAACTTCAGGAACAATAAAAGTTGGAGCAGAATTTATAACCTACACGGGTATATCTACAAATGACTTAACAGGTATTACTAGAGATGCAGGAGGAACTAGATCTGCACACAGTTCAGGAGCTGGTGTTGAGTATTATATTGGATGGGGGAATTCAGCATTATCTTCTACTACACAACTTGATCCTGCAACTTGGTCTCTTGACCACTTTGGACAAAAATTAGTGTGTACAATAAAAAACGGAAAAACCTTTGAGTGGGATCCGTTATCAGTTTCTACAAGTGCTCTTCAAACTAGAGCTTCAGTTATTTCCGGTGCACCAACTAGATCTGTGATGACTCTTGTTTCAGAAAGAGATAGACATTTAATTATATTAGGTACAGAAACTACTATTGGAAATGCTAACACACAAGACAAAATGTTTATAAGATTTTCTGATCAAGAAAATTTATCTGATTATCAACCCACTTCAATAAATACTGCAGGAACTTTTAGAATAGACTCTGGTGTAAAAATAGTTGGTGCAGCTAAAGCAAAAGACTATATTTTAATAGTCACAGATACTTCTGCGTATGTAATGCAATTTGTAGGGCCTCCTTTTACTTTCTCTATAAGACAAGTAGGGAGTAATTGTGGATTAATTGGCCAACACGCATTAAAATATGTTAATGGTAGAATGTGGTGGATGGGTCAAGCTGGTGGTTTTTTTGTGTATGACGGTACAGTAAAATCAGTTCCATGTTTAGTTGAGGATTTTGTATTTACAGATAAAGGAGATAACTTAGGTATAAATTATAACTCTGGAGAGCAAGTTGTTGCAGGGTTAAATCATTTGTATGAAGAATTAATGTGGTTTTACCCTAAAGCAGGTTCTACTGAAAATGATAGAGTTGTGACTTATAACTATACCGAAAACACTTGGACTACCGGCACTTTGGATAGAACAAGTTGGCATGATGCTACCTTGTATAATAATCCTTACGCATCTAAATTTAATACATCTGGTTTGCCTACTTTTCCGACTGTTCAAGGAATAACAAATGTGAATGGAGCATCTACATATTACGCTCATGAAATAGGAAATAATGAAGTTGACTTCAACGGTTCAAAAACAGCTATACCAGCATTTATACAATCGGGAGACTTTAATCTAGGTGATGGTGAAGTATTTATGAGTATGCGAAGGTTTATTCCAGATTTTAAATTACTTACAGGTAATTGCCAGATAACTTTAAATTTAAGAAATTATTCTACAAATGCCTCAGCATCCTCGCCTCTCGGACCTTTCACTGTTACAGGTACAACTGATAAGGTAGATACAAGAGCTAGAGCTAGAGCTGCAAATTTAAAAATAGCCAATACTTCAACTGATGAAAATTGGAGGTATGGAACCTTTAGAGCAGATATTCAACCAGATGGTATGAGATAATGGCTAGAGTTGATATTGTTATACCAGAGCCAACTTCAGAATATACTGAAGAAAACCAAAGACAAGTAACTCAGTCTTTACGAACGATGCAAGATAAGTTAAACACTTCTTATCAACAAGAACTTAAAAATGAACAGGATGCTTTTAATTATTTTTTATCATGACAATACGATATAAAAATCAAGGTTTCAAACAAGCTAGCACAGGTAAAACTACAGTATTTACTTGTCCTAGCGATGCAACAGTAATTGTAAAAAGCGTTTATTGTGCTAACAGTGATGCTTCTTCAGCTATTTTAGTAAACATGAATTTAGTGGACTCTTCTGATTCAAGCACAGAGTTTGAATTTTTCAGAGACGATGTACCGGCAAAATCACAAGTTAATGCTGCACCTCAAGGATTAAATTTAGAAGCGGGTGATGCAATTACAGTGCAAGCAGCTACAGGAAGTAATACAATTCAAGGAGCAATAAATTATGCACTAATAGATAGATCTCAAGAAAATGGCTAAAGTTAAATTTACACATTTTATACCAAGAGATAAACCTAAAAAAAGAGGCCCACGAAAACATAAAAAATCTTTAAATAAAAATGAAAAGCGTCAAAAACGAACACGAAGATATAAAGGCCAAGGAAAAGGCTAAAAGAAATGGGACTTCAGATTGACCTTCTACCAGACTTTGTAAAAAAAATAAAAGATAATAAAACTTGTTTTGTTAAAAAATTTACAACATTTGAAAAAATATATGATTTTAATTCTTTACTAGATTACATTGAAAAAAATGATCCACATATAAATCCAAAAAACAATGGAGATTTTTTTAAAGCAGTGTTTCAATTAAAACAATTAGAAGATCAATTTGATGATTTTAAATTTTATCAAAATTTTTTAAGAGAAGTATTTAAATACAAAGTACATGAAAAAGATGGTTGTGATGTTTTTTTTAGTTTTAAAAGTGGTTCGGGTAATAGTCATATTGATGAAGAGGATGTTTTTATAATAGGTTTAAATGGTAAAACTTTATATAAAGTTTTTGAAGATTCAACAAAATATTATGAAATTGATAAGGGTGATATGATATTTATACCTAAAGGCACACCACACAAAGTTATAAGTCTGTCTTCAAGAATTATATTATCAGTCGGTTTTTTTGGAAAGAATGATTGACTATTACCAATCGATAGATTAAATTTATAGTATGAGTGATTTAAAAAAAATACCTGCAGAGGCTAAAGAAATCGTAAAGAACAAAAGAACGGGAAAAGTATATGATAGCAAAGCTGATTTTGATGCTGATGTTGTTGATCCCAATACTGATACTACTGTGGATGATTTTAGACAAGACCTTGAAATTAAAGTTACTAAAGTTTCTATGGAGTCGTTGACCAAAAAATAAAGATTTTTGTGAGAATAGTTTCTATAAATATATCTCATCATCCATCTATTTGTATTTACGAAAATAAAAAAGTTACACATTTTTATAATGAAGAAAGATATACTCTTCAGAAAAATTATGTTCCAGACGAAAACACAGATGTCTATCAATCAATATTGCAGAAATTAAATTTTAAACCAGATTTTGTTTGTTATACTTCTTATGGTAGAAATTATTCTTACATAAATTGTAGTGATCAAAAAATAATAAACGCATTACAAAAACAATTAGATAATCCTCCATATTACTTTGATGAAAAAGAACATCATATTTATCATGCTGTTTCATCTTTTTATTTTAGTAATTTTAATGAAGCTGCAGCTATAATTGTTGACGGTGGTGGTGCATGTAAGTTTCATATTCCGTATCAAGAAATAGAATCAATTTATTTAATAAATAATAAAAACGTTACACCTTTTTTTAAACATAGCACTTGTTACAGGGGCAATGAAGAAATATCAAAAGACACACCTTCAGTTGGTTTATTTAAATATGTTAATGGTTTTTTAAATAAATTTACGAATGAAACTAAAGGTGGTTTATCATTTACAAAAGCATGTGGCAAAATAGGGTATGAAGAGGATGGTGAAAACTCGGGTAAGGTCATGGGTTTATCTTCTTATGGTTATAGTAATAAAAAATACGACCTCGATTATGACAAAGTAAATATTGCAAAAGATGTGCAAGAAAAAACTTTTAAAGAAACATGTGAATTAATTAACATGATAAAAAACAAAACAAATAATATTTTACTGTCAGGTGGTTACTTTTTAAACTGTTCTAATAATTTTAAATATGTTAAGAAATACCCACAATTAAATTTTTTTGTAGATCCAATACCTCATGATGCGGGTACATCAATTGGTGCTGCAGTGTATTATGATAATTATAGAAACTAAAGAAAAAGCAGTAGATATATTATTAGAACAAAAACCATTAGTTATCTTTCAAAATGAAAGTGAATGGGGACCTAGAGCTTTAGGAAATCGTTCTATTTTATTTGATCCTAGAAATCCTGAAGCTAAAAATATTGTTAATAAATTTAAAAAAAGAGAATGGTGGAGACCATTAGCAGGGACTATATTATTAGAATATGCACATGATTATTTTGATTTAGGCTCTTTGAAAGAAAGCCCATACATGTCATTTGCAGTTTATGCAAAAGAAAAAGCAATTAAAGAAGTTCCTTCTATAGTACATGTTGATAATACTTGTAGAATACAAACTTTAAAAAAAATTGATAATCAAAATTACTATGATTTAATCGAGATGTTTTTTAAAAAAACAAATGTGCCTATGCTATTAAACACGTCTTTTAACTTAGCAGGTTTTCCTATTGTAGAAAATCAAGAATTTTTAGAATGGACAGTAAATAACTCTGAATTCAAACATGTTTACAAACCGTAACCTATGAAGTATAAGAACTCAATGAAACCCAGAGGTGCTACTGAAATTCAATTAGAAATGCTTAACAAGTACGTTCCAAAAGAACTTTTAGATAAGGCACAAATATGCACTTCTATTCCAGGTAAAGTCCCACTAGATCCAAATAAAATAAATATATTATGGCAAAAAAATTCTTGGGATCAGCCAAACCTTCAAAGTTTTTTTAGGAACAAAGACAGGCATAATGAATATGACTGGTATGTTTTTAATTCACATTGGTGTTTTGAAAAATTTAGATATTTTTTTCAAATACCAGAGGATAAATCTATAGTTATTAAAAATGGGGTAAGTCATTTTCCAAAAAGAAAAATTTATAAAAAAGACGAACCTATAAAAATAATACACCATTGCACACCCTGGAGAGGACTAAATGTTTTATTATATGCCATGCAAATAATTCAAAATAAAAATATAACACTAGATGTTTACAGCTCTAATGAGATATATGGTAGTGAGTTTGCTAATAATGCTAATAAAGATATGCATCCATTGTTTGAACAAGCTAAAAAATTACCAAACGTTAATTACATCGGATATAAACCTAATGAATATATATTAAAACATATGACAGATTATGATTTATTTGTATACCCATCTATATTTGAAGAAACATTTTGTGCTTCAGCTCTAGAAGCTTTGGCATCTGGCCTTCATGTTATAACAACAAATTTTGGTGCGTTACCTGAAACTTGTGCAGAGTGGCCTGTTTATGTTAACTATACAAAAAATCTTGAGTTGTTGGCAGGTAGTGTGGCAGGAGCAATTGATATATGTGCTCAATATTTACATACAGATTTAATTCAAAACCATTTAGATGAACAACAAAAATACTATAAGAAATTTTATAGTTGGGAAAAAAAAGGAATTGAATGGGCAAACTTTTTGAAAGGAGCTATAAGTGTCAAACAATAAATATATAAATGAAGATACATATCAAACATTACAAGAAGTAAGTATTGAAACTCAATCAGATTATGAGAAAGCGATTGAACCTTTGTGGAAAGACAAAGTAGACCAATTTAAAAATGTTGAATTATTTGTTGCAACTCCAGTTCATAGTGAAGTATCTATACATTACACACAAGCTTTAATAGAGTTTCAACGAGAATGTTTTAAAAAAAAATTAAAAGTTTCTTTTCACTTAATAAAATCATCTTTAGTTACACAAGGTAGAAACTTATCAGTAGCTGGATTTTTAGAGTCTAAAGCAACACATTTATTATTTATAGATTCAGATATATACTTTCAAGCTAAGTCTATATTTACCATGCTTGAAGCTAACAAAGATATTATTTCTGTTCCTTACCCTTTGAAGACTTTAATGTGGGATAAAGCATTTAAAAAAATGCAACAAGGTCAGATAAAATCTCCTGATGATATAAGACGTGCGCTTCATACATATCCAATGAAAGTACCTGATCCAAATAACATAAATTTAAGTAAAGGTATTATAGAGGTTACTGATTCACCAACTGGATGCATGCTTATAAAAAAAGAAGTTATTTTAAAAATGATTGAAAAATACCCGGACAAAGAAATTGTACAAAAAACTGTGATCAATGGTAAGTATGTTAATAAACCAAATATGTGGAATTTTTTTGACACATTACACGACCCAAAAGAAAAGACTTATAATGGAGAAGATTTTGCTTTCTGTAAGTTATGGAGAGACTTAGGTGGTAAATGTTATGCCTATGTTAATGACGCAATAGTTCATATAGGAGAGCATCAATATCAAGGCAAGTTTTACGATGAGTTGAAATCTTCTAAGTAAAATGGTAGTATATGCTATTATTAGGAAAATAGACTATGGATCCATTTACAATAGCGTTAGCCACATTTGGCGTACAAAAACTTAGAGGTAAATCTACAAAAAGAGCATTAAGAGATGCTGCCCTTTTGGGTGGTGGAGCATATGCTTTTGGAGCGGCAGCAGGACAAGGTATGATTCCTGGTGTTACTGCAGGACAAGGTATAGGTAGTATTGGTCAAGGTTCACCGTTTAGTGGTATACAAGGTTTATTAGGACAAAAAGCTGTAACACAAGCAGAGGCAACAAAAGCTTTAGGAAAAGGAGCTACAAAAGAACAAATAGCTGCAGCTACAAAAGAAGGTAAAGGTTTCTTAGGAATGGATACAGGAACCAAATTAATTACTGCTTCAACATTACTTCCATTATTAGGTGGAGAAGATGAAGGTGATGGTGGAATGGATGGATATAGAAAAGAAGATTATGATAAAGCTTACGCAGCAGAATCTGCTAAACTAAAAGGTGGCTTTGAACCAGCACAAAACACAAGACCAACTAGAGCTGAAACTTATGGGTCAAATATGTTTTATGCTAACCAAGGTGGATTAGCCACTGCAATTAAAAAATTTAATACAGGTGGTGTTAATTATCTACCCTCTAAAACAGACCATAATGAAAACGATTACAATAATTATGTAAGAGCTGAAGGTTATGTAGAAGATGGTGCAGGTAATGGTGATAAGGATGAAGACACCATGCTAGCTCAATTAGCTGACGGAGAATTTGTATCAAGAGCAGACGCTGTTCTTGGAGCAGGTATATTATCTGGTGGTGATCCAAAAAGTTATAAAAGCATGAGAAAAGCAGGTGCTGATTTCTTTTATGATCAACAAAAAAAATTAAAAAGAATTTATGATTTAGTCGATGCAAGCAGAAAAGATAATTAAAAACGATATTGAAATACTACCAATCATAGCTTCAAAGGTAGAAGATATTTGGTCTTTAGTTCATTTTATGATTGCAGAGGCATTGGTTTATAGTGGACGTTATGCTGAACCAGAAGATATTAAACAACTTTTATTATCAGGAGATAATCAATTGTTTTTAATATTTGGTTCTGAAGAAGGAGATACTAATAAAGTTTATGGTGTTGTAACAACAAGAATATTTGAAAACCCAAACTTTAAAGAGTTACAAGGTTTAATATGTACAGGAAAAAAAATGAATTTATGGGAAGAAAAATTAATAAATACTTTAGAAACTTTTGCTAAAGTAAATGGTTGTAAAAAATTTAAGGCTTACATGAGACCTGGATATAAAAAAGTTATGTCAAAGTATGGTTACAAACAAAGACATATTGAATTTGAAAAGGAGTTAAACTAATGAGTATTTTTGGCGGTGGCGGCGGTGGCGGTGGCGGCGGCACAGGAACACAAACTAGTATTGCAAGAGAAGCACCAGGAGTTGAAGCTAGAAAATTAGCTTTATATGATGAAGCTGCTAACTTAGCTAAGAATCCAATAAATCTTCCAGGTATTCAAGTAGCACCAATTAGTGCTTTAGAAAAAGCAGGTATTACACAAGCAGGACAAACAGGTGTTGGTGCAGGCACTGTTACGTCTGGTATTGGATCTATACAAACAGGTATGGCAAACCCAAACATAGGACAGTTTTTAAATCCTTATCAACAATACGTTACAAATGAAATTGGAAGACAAGGAATGATTGCGCAAAATCAACTAAACGCATCATCTATAGATGCAGGTGCATTTGGAGGTGGAAGACAAGGTGTACAACAAGCAGAATTACAAAATAGAACTTTGCAAGCTATGGGTCAAGCACAAGCACAAGGTTTTCAAACTGCTTTAGGCGCAGCTCAAACTCAAAGACAACAACAACTTGCAGGTGGTCAAATGCTAGGTCAATTAGGTGCACAACAACAAGCAATGAGTCTTGCAGATATTAATGCTCAGATGCAAGCAGGTGCAGTACAGAGAGGTATTGGACAACAGGCATTAGACGCTCAAAGACAAACACAATTACAAAAACAATATGAACCATACCAAAGAGTTGAATTCTTAAAAGGTATTATGACTAATTTACCTACTACACAAAGTAGTGTTACAGCAACCACGGCTCCTGGCTCTAATCCAATAGCACAAGCAGCAGGTTCAGGTTTAAGTGCATATGCCGCTTATAACATGATGCAACCGAGATAGTTATGGATAAAGTATTAACAAGAAAAATGTTTAAAGCTAGATACTTCAAATCTTTGAAGCCTACTATAAAACATTATCAAACAGGTGGACTAAGTTCACTTACTCCTAAAGAAAAAGCTATTTATGCAATGACATTAGCAGGTCCTTTACTTCAAGCAAAAGGTTCTGGAGTAGGTAATGCTATAAGTGCTTTAGGAGAAGGAGTATCAAAATTACCTGCAACAATAATTGCATTAGAAAAAGCTAAACCTAAAAAGGCTGCAAGACTAATGACTACTGAAGAATTAAAAGCAGCTAAATTACCACCAGGAACTTCTGCTCAAGTAGATGCCGAAGGTAAGATTAATGTTATTAGTAAACCAAGTGCAGATGCTTTAAAGAGTGCTAGAGGTGCAAAAGAAATTAAAGCTATTTTAGGGGATGTTGCAAAAGGTTATGTGGAATTAGGAAAACCAGTTGGTCCTTTATCATATAGACAAATAGCACCTATAACAAATTTATTGGGAACTGAAAATGCAAAAAAGTATGCAGTCTTAAAAGCAGATATTCAAAAAACTACTTCGTTTTTAGGTAAAGCAATTTCTGGAGCTGCAGTATCTGAACAAGAAGCAACAAGACTTAAAGCTATGATTCCACAATTAGGCGATACGGAAGTTACATTTGAAGGAAAGATGGAAGCTTTAAATAAATATATGAATCAAACTATTGCGCTAGCCGAAGACCAAGATGCAACTTTTGAAGATGCTATGAACATAATGGATAGATCAGGTGCAACCGAAGCAATTACTTTTAATCTAGCACAAGATATTAAATTTAAAAGAGTAGGTGATACAATAGATCTTACAGGAGCACCCTAATGGCTGACATAGTAGTATCAGGACAAAAATTTAAAATTGAAGGCGAGCAACCAACTGCAAAAGAACAATTAGCTATTGATACTTTTTTAGGGGCTAGAAATTTTGAAGATGAACAAACAGGATCATCTATATTAGATAATGATGAATTTCTTATTAAGCCTGAAGATGTTTTAAACGAAGCACAAAAAGGTAAGTACAATCAAGACACAGAAAGTTTTTTATCCTCACCTAGTTTTATGAGAATAGCAACCGAGGTTGGTTTATCTATAGCTGGTGGT